GACGAGCACAAATCGGGTCTCATCTCCAAACCTGCATCGAATGTTGCAGCAGCTGCGGGATTATTGAGCACCGTCCCATGGTTGGCTCCCTTTGCTATGCCGACCGCAGCCGCAGCTACAATGTTGGCCTCTGTGGCCCACATTTTCGGATACAGTCGACCGAGAGTGCTCGATAATATCTGTCCTATGCGCGAAATGCGCGGGGGAGAGATGGCATTTATTAATTAGTATGAAGTGATGCCCAAGATAGCGTGGGATGCTAGGAATGAGTTGACGATCGACCCTCGAACTGTGGGGCTCGATGGTACCGATGAAATGGCGATCCCATATATAGTGAGCAAGGAAGCTTACATTGGCACTCTTTTCTGGAGCGAATCGGCTATCGGAGGAGACGTTCTTGGCAAAATTGTTGTGAGTCCCATGTATGGACTCGTCGACTCATCCGTCACCCCAGCGCGCACGGCCATCCCACCAGTCACGGCAGTTGCCAGGATGTTCAGATATTGGCGTGGACCTATGGTCTATCGAATGAGCATCGTTTGTTCGACTATGCACCGCGGAAAGTTACTTGTGCAATACGATCCTGTCTCTGACGCCAACGCCAACACCAACCAGATTTACTCGCGCATCATCGACCTGAGCGAAACCCGAGACTTTGAAATTCCTGTCCATTGGCATTCTCCACAGGCCTACTTAAAATGCAGGGAGATTGAATATGGCAATCCTTCGGGATTCCTAGGCTGGTATGACACGCCTTCGCCAATTCCGGCCGACCCGGAGAATTCAAATGGTAGACTACGCGTCACTGTGCTTACCCCGCTCACCAGTCCGGATCCATCCTTGGCCCAATCAATCAACATTCTGTTGTTTGCCAGGGGAGGTGACGGTCTTGAGTTTGCTGGGACGCAGTCCAACCCCACGCGGCTCACCTACAAGAGCTCGAATCCTATCATTGAGCCCCAGGGACTGGATGAAAACGCTGAGTGGGAATATCAATCTATGGAGCCTGATAACCAGCTGGACCCCCTCGCTTCTGATCAAATCGATGAGATGGGATCCACTCCACTTCCTGAGCTGGATCAAACCGATAAGGTTTTCATGGGAGAGAGCATTCAGTCCGTCCGAGCTGTGTTGAGGAGATACTTTTTCACAGGAGCTCTCTCTCTTCCCAATATCTCAACCACCGTCCCCTACA